AGCTTTAAATGAAGCAGATAAAACCTATGTACCAAAAACAGTAAATGCTCAAGGAAATATAGTAAGTCTTCCAGCTTCAGAAAATACCAATGCAATTTTAGATGATCTTAAAGGACACTTAGACTTATGGGAAATAAGAGATAATGCTACTGGAAAAATAATAGATAAGAATGATATTGATGCATCAACTATTAAGTTTGCTATGGAGTTAACAAATAAACTTAGAGATGAAGCACAATTTGAAGGAACTGTTAAGAGAATAGTAGATTATGGCATTTCTGCTACTTCAGATAAACCAATAACAGGAAAAGAAGATGTAAGTGTTACAATGACTCTAACAGGTGCTGAGGCTGTAGAATACAACTTAATTAGAGCTAGAGAATTATATTCAAATTATTTATCAGATCCTACTACTGTAAGTGGTAGAAATGATTATATAAACTTTGTTGCTTTTGATAATCCAGACCTTTCCAGAAAAATGTATAAACTAGAAAACAATAATCAAAATCTATATTATAAAGAATCTGGTGTTACCTTTGAAGCTACTCCTCTAGATAAAGGTAGGTATACTATGAATGTAAGTTATGAAGATAATTTTGGAGTAACGGAGAGTCAAACAGTTGTTGCAAAAACTATTGCAGACGTAGGAAAAATAATAAGAGCAACTGCTAAATATGAAAGACTTTTAGAACAAAGTGAAAATCATAGTTGGACAGTACAAGATTTTGAAAACTTCATGTTACAGGAAGAAAACTACGTTGTAGAGGTAGAGGAGAAATTGGACCCAATAACACAGCTTCCCGAATCTTTAGAAAAGCAGAAATTACGCAAACCAAGTATTTCTCTCCCTAAAGGAAACTTTAATTATGGAAGACAGGGGACTGGTGTAGGGAAAAATGGAGATAAGAAGAAAAATGAACGTATAGTTATCCCTGATTTTAAAAGTTATGTACAAACAATAGATAAGTACAAAGATCATTTACCGCAAAATTATCTTGAGCAGAGAGGAATGCCTCAAGGAACAGGCGTAAGTTTTGAAGAGTTTTATAATAAATTAGGAAATGAGTTTAGGCTAAGTAGTACAACTAATGAATACGACCTTCTTTCTAAATACAATACAGCAGTACAGGCAGCAGAAGAAGCCAGAAGAAGAAACCAACCTATAGGAGACCAAATTTTAGGATTTGTAAACCAAACTTTAGTAGGAGAAATACTTGGAGGAACTTTAGAGGGAATAGGATATCTTTTAGATTGGCAAGATGTAAAGGACGCTTCTAATAATGTTCAAAAAGAATATGGAAATTGGTTGTCAGATATAGGAATAGGCTTAAAAGAATGGACTAGAGAAGCTACTCCTATTTACGAAGATGATCCTGGCACATATGCTCCCTCTGATTTGGGATGGTGGCTATCAAATGGTGTTTCCGTAGCATCCACTTTATCTATAATGATACCTGCAGCTGGTTGGGCTAAAGGAACAAGTATGCTTGCAAGAGGAGGTGCTAGATTATCTAGAGCAATTGCTCCTACTGGAAGATTAGGAAAAGGACTTAAAACATTAAGTAAAGCAGAAAATCCAGCGTCCTATGGTTGGATTACCACAGGATTAAATCAAGCTATTGCCTCCAGACATGCTGAAAGTATGATGGAATCTTCTGGAATATTTGAACAAGAATATGAGAAAATGATATCTCTCGGTAAGTCAGAAGAACAAGCCACGGAAGCAGCTGCAAGAGCTGCAACTTTTACATATAATGCAAACTGGGCTATGCTTGCTCAGGATATTCCTCAATATTTATTATTAGGACGAAGCTTTAGGGCAGCTAAAAAAATTAGAAGTGTAAAGCAAGCAGCAATTGAAGGTACTTCTAAAACTGCCGCTATAAAAAACTATGCAGCTCCTATAGGCTTTGATATGATCAGTGAAGGTGCGGAAGAAGCTTACCAATTTATGGTTGGAGAAGAGGGAATGTATATGGCTGATATAGAAGCAGGTATAAGAGGAAAAGAGGGTTTTGGAGAAAGATATTCAAAATATCTAACAGACGGTCAATTATGGACAGCAGCTACATTTGGAGCTTTTGGTGCGGGTGTAATGCAAACAGCAGGAAGAAAAGTCAATGATTACATACTTAAGTCAAAAGGAGGAACTACTGAAAACGAAAGAAGAGTTCTTGAGGCACAAAAGAGAAGTGAGAATATATCATACCACTCAAAACAGATAGAAGCAGCCGCTGAATCAGGGAATGAAGCTGCTTATTATCAAGCAAAGGCTAATGCTGCTTTTGATCTTGGATTAAATGCTGCTCAGGCTGGTAACCTAGATCAACTTATAAGCAACCTTGAAGAAATGAAAGGAACTACTGCTGAAGAAAAAGCACAGTATAACTTAGGAAATGATTTTGCTCTAGGAATTGATGAACTTATTGAGGATGTAAAACAAATTGGGGAACTCTATGAAAAGAATGGTCCCAAATATTCAGCTAATTTAATTGCCCCTATTACACAAAGTGAGTTTATGGTAAATAAACTTAGTAAGCAAAGACCTCTTTTAAAAGCTGAAATAGAGGAAGCTTATAATAACTTTCCTAGAATAACTGAGCTTTCTGCTAACGGACGTGCAATATTTGATATGCAAATAAATCTGTCTGCTGCTGAAAAAAGAATAGCTGGAGCTGAGTTTATATTAAAAAATAAACAAGGTTTATCTGCTGAAGAAAAAGAAAAGCTTGAGAAGATAGTTGAAGAACAAAAATTAGCCATAGAAATAGGAAAGACTGCTTTAAAAGCTAAAATACAAGCCCAAGAAACTGAGCTAACAGATATTGATAAAAAGATATTAGATAATATAGGAGACAATCCACTAACCAATAATATAGTAGGAGCACAGACTGCTCTAGGTTGGGCTGATGAGCTATTAGATGCTCATACTCAAAGACTTAAAAAGTTAGGAAGTAAGGAATTTAATAAAGAAGCGCAGGGTATAGAAGTTAGAGAACAAAGAAATGAACAGTTCGCAGATAGATTAAGAGAAATTACCACATTACTTACAGAAGGAGCCCAAAAGAAAGAAGTTAAACTTCCTGATGATATAGACTCAAGAGGAGAATTTGTAGCAGGTAAACTTGTAGAAGAGTTAGTACCTCTAACTCTACAAGAGAAAAACGAACTTCTTAAAGAAGCTTGGGAACTCTGGTCAGAAATGGGAGGCTTAAGTATTCTTGAATTTACAGACGGAAAAAAGAATACATATGATGAATTAACTGCTTCTGAAAAAGAGCGATATAATGAAGAATCTAAAAAACTAAGAAATGATAGAGAAGCGCTAAGACCTTTCCTTGAAAAACTTAGTGAGGTAGTTAGAAAAGAAAAAGATAAATACTCCAGAAAAGAACGTAGAAGATTAGGAGCAGAAAAAGCTAAACTTACAAGACGAAGAAACCAAGTGGCCAGAGACTTGGATGATGAAAGAGCTCGAAGAAAAGAAATTGAGGATATGAAAGATCCTCGTTATGATGATCTTACCTTAGCTGAACTATTTGTAGATCCTACAGATGTAATACCCGTAATATTTAAAGGAGAGTTAGCTACATTAAGTATAGACCCTGAAACAAATGAATACTTAGTTAATGATGAGATTATAATTGCAGGAGGAGGTAATCAAGAAGCATTATATAATCATGATATAGCCATTCCAAAAGATGGATACTATCCTATATCTCTTTCAAGTGAAGGAGATAGAGTAGTAATGTATATTGGAGATCATCTTATGATGATCGACACAATTAGTCCTGCAGACTCTATTATAACAGATGAAGCAGGCAATATCACTGGAGTTAAACTAATTGATTCTAGAGGAAATGAAGTACTATTTGAAGGAGAACTTAGATATGACATTGCAGATTATTTGCTAATCTATGATGCCTTATTAGAAGAATTTGTACAGAATCCTTCAAATATGATTATCCCTCTTAAAGATGGTAATTATTTAGTAGAATTTAATCAAGCAGATCCTTTCTCTTCTAAAGTATATAAAGAGGACAAAAATGGAAAACTTAGGGAAATTTTACCTAAAAGCAAACTTAGAAAAAAAGATGGAAGTTATAACAAGAAAGGACGTATAGTAAATTCTATCTTAACTAAGTTTAAAGAGGAAGTACTTACTCCTCTAAAAGGAAACCCTTTAAATAAAAATTCAAATGAAACAAACTACGAAAACTCGCCTTCTGAACAAATTGCAGGACAAGAAATTAATGAAGGACTTGATGAAGATGTCTCCGAAGCAGAGGAGCCAATTCTTGCTGGATCGGAAGAATATCTCCAACTCCTTGAGAAAATAAAAGTAGCTAATGACGCAGAACTTGGAGATCTAATTGCTAATATAAAAGAATTAAAAACCACTCTTAATCCTGTAGAAGGAGGTCAACTTATGGTGGCCATAGCAAAAAGAGTAAAAGAATTAAAAGTATCTACAGGAGAAGACACAGGCGCTTTAGCCCAAAGCTCAACTGGGAAGGAAATACAAAACCAATTAGATGATCAATTAACTGCTTCAAGCTCTATAAACGAAGAAGTAAATGGAATTGAGGATGCTTCTACGGTAGTGAGCTCAGACGGTACAGAAAAGAATTTAGTAGGAACAACTGAAGATGGTAGTAAAGTTTATCAAACTGACGATGGGGTATTAATTTATGAACAATCTGAAGAAGCTAAACAAAAAGCATCAGAAATAGAGATTCAAGAAATAAAACCAGAAGGACCAACTATAGAAGAACTTGCAGGTATAAGCCCTCTTGCTTCAATTACTGAAATAAATCCTGGGGCAGAGGCTGTAGGAAAAGGAAAAACTTTGGGAGAAGTAGAATTATCTCCTAAAGAATTAGAATTAACAATTATAGATGGAGAATATACCTTAGTTCTAGACCCTGTTACACAAGAACCTATATATACAGACGAAAACTATCAACCTGATCTTTCATTATTAAGCAATCCTAATATAGGTGAAGATGCAGAAGTTAGGGTATTCATTGATGAAAAAACTAAATATTGGGACGAAAAAAAGGATACAATATCTCCGATGAATCATTACTTGGAAGTTCCTATGTATGTAGAAATTAAAGATCCTGAAAGTGGAGAATTTAAAGTAATAGGTAAATTACGAGCTGGAGAAAAATTTAAAGCAGAAAGACAAGCTATCTGGAGTAATTATCAGAAGGGAGAAAAAACTGATGCCCAGGTAAATCTTGTTAGTTATGACTACGCTAATTACAGCAATACTACGAGTGTTCATAATCTAAGGAACGCAAGGACACCACAAGGACTCCCATTATGGCAGTCTGGATTTGATGCGTTCAACACTGCATGGAAAGATAATGGAGATGGAACTTTTAGTTTAGAAAGAAAAAATGCTCCTCTTTTTGTATTTAGTACAATAGGCTCTACAACATTTTTAGGAGAAAACTCATCCACACCTCAACTATATTTAGAAGAAACTTCTGATAAAATGAGGAGAGAGCTTGGATCAATTAATTTAACAGGGGCTAAAGGAAATCAAGATGGACAAGTTTGGACAACTGTTATAAATCCAAGTGGACACTACGTTCCAGTAAAACTATCAACATCTAATCTATCTCAGGCTGCAGTAGACTATGTAATGTCTCAAATAATATTAGGAAATTTTGAAGAAGCACAAGAAGTAATATATGCAAACTATGAAGACGATCAAGCTTTACTTTTTGATACATTCATTCAATTAAATGTAAATAAAGCTACAAACGAAAAATACATCAAGTTTAAACCAAACGAAGAATCAGAGGTAATTTACTCTATAGAATACAAAAGCTTTAGAGAAGCTATAGAAAGCAGTTCAGGTTTAGTAGATGTAAATATAGAAGAACCTAGAATACATAAAGGAAAAACTACACTCCATAAGGTACCTGGAAAAACTGTTAATATAGAAATAGGGACTGTTCTGCGTAAAATGATTGAAAATAAGAAGTATAATATAAAGAACACAGAACTTAGAACAGGAAGAACATATAAAAGTCTTGTAACAGAACAAGAATACCGTAGTTATGAACATTACTTAATGGGTGCTCCAGACATAAATGGAAATCCTAATGAAGAAGTAGCAGATGCTAGAGACGGGAGACCGACTACAATACTAGCATCAGATGTAAGAGGAACTGATGGTAATTTCTTTTTTGATGTAGGAATGACTTTTAGTTTAAAAGACTCATTTGCACAAGGTCAAATTCCAGATTTAGCGGCTAAAGAAGAATATGAATTATATCTAGCTGAAACTAAAGAAAGTGATCTTACAGGAAGAGAAATACCAGAAAAAGGAACAGGTTATACAAAAGGTAAATCAGATGATTTATTTGGTGAGGGCGATCTTGCGCCTAATCCTCTAAAAAATGATAACAATTTAGAAGAAGGTGAATTAGGAGATGGTTCCTTTAGTCTAATAGATACTGGAGGAGAACGTATTAATATGGACTTAGCGGCTGCTTGGTTGAATAAGAGAGGTCTTACATTCAATGAGTCCAGACAAGTGCTTAAATTGGGACATTTAGATGCCTCTACAGCTGGTGTTTTTCATGAAGGTCTAATTTACTTAAGTAAGAATGCAGAAATAGGAACTGAATACCACGAAGCATTTCATGCTGTATTCAGATCTTTTTTAACAGATGCACAGCAAGAACAAATTTTAAAAGAAGCTGGAACAGTAACTGCAGCGGAGTTAAAACAAAGAGAATCAGAAGGATACTTTACTAAAAAGGGTGGTAAAATATTTAAAAAAACTATAAGAGGAGAACAAGAAATAAGCAAAGAAGAGCTTAACAATATGATTCTAGAAGAACGACTAGCAGAACAATTCAGAGGCTATGTTACATCTAATCAAAAACCTTCAGGATTATTAAGCAGAGTAGCAAAATTCTTTAAAGATTTATTAAACTATATCAAAACTTACCTTACCAAAGGAAGAACAATCGATCAACTTTTCTCTAATATAGAGTCTGGAAGAATTAATCGCAGATATACAAACAAAAGATTCCAGAGAGAAGCTGCATTTTCTCTTAAGAAAGGATTTACTACTTCTGAACAGGAAGAAGTATTGGATACTATAAATATTGAATTTAAAAAACTATATGAAGAACTCGAACAAGGAGTAGATCCTAATATAATCTACAATAATATTAGAAATCAATTCTTGACCTCAATGTTTGTTACCAAAGATTCTACAGGACATGTAACAAACCCTCCAATTAATATAGCTAAGAAACATTACGACCTTCTTTCGGAGGGAGGTAAAAATTTCACAGCTAAAAAAGATGCTAATATAAATGTTAGTGCTAAATGGAAGATATTTGGAAGTATATACAAAAATTGGAATACTCAATTTTCTAAAGATGAATTAGAAAATCCTGTAGAAAATGGTTGGGTATATTTAGCTAAAAGACAGCTTCCTAAACATGGATTAAAAGTACACGGAGATCTTACCTCAGAACTTGAAGATGATATATTTGAAGAACGCATATATGGAAGAAACTATGCAGAAGAGAGCAGAAAAGATTCTTTATCAGGAAAAGTAAAATCTTTCTTAAGCAGAGTTCCTATGTTAATAGACGGAAAACCTGTAAAAAATATCTTAGGTACTAATAAAACAGTTCCTTTTGATGAAATATATCAAGAAGTAGCATATACTATCATCAATTCCGTAACATTTAACGACATGTTAAATAAGCTTAGATTTTCTGGAAACAATAAAGAAGTTCTAAACACTGTAGCTGATATGTTAGATCAGGAAGTAAGTAATAAAAACTGGGAATTTATAGCGGACTTCTATAAGAATATGTCTCTGACTTATTTAGACTTTGTAGGAGCTATAGAAGAAGTAGATATTGTAGAATTAGAAGGTGGAAATCAGGATGTTACAATCAAGATAAGATACTTTAATACCAATACTAATAAGTCTGAAAATAGAATCTTTAAAAAATGGAATTTAGAATCCAAAAGAAGTGATAATAAAGGATTATTTAGTAAAGATGATTTTGGTACATTAAAAATAAACCAGACTAAGGCTGCCAATATGAAGAAGGCTTTAGATATAATTCAAGAAATAAAGAACGATATAGCTGTTCCCGAAATGAGACATATAACTGCTCTTTCTTCTTTTCTAGATTCAATGTCAATAGATATACCCTCCTCTATCTTAAGAAATGCTTTAGATAATGGAATAAAGGTGGGCAATAAAGTTCTTAAATCAGGTGAGCTATATAGATATTTAACTTCTGGAACCTCTTCTCATAGTAATAATAATGTAGGAATTGATACTTTATTAAAAAATATAGAAAATGGAAAAGATCCATTTGTAACAGATAGAAGTGTTATAAATAGATTTTTAAAAATATCTAAAGAATTTGAAGCTTCTGTGCAGGGATCCTTTATAAACGGAGAAGGAAAGTCTATACATCCTATAAATATGCATACAACTCTAACTAGAATGTTTGCAAGCTTTAAAAACTTTAACCCCGATTCAACAGAATTTTGGAATCTATGGGTTAGAGATTTTATGGAAGATCCATTTTATTTTCCTGAAGGGGCTTTAGTAGATAGTCCCAATAACTCCTTATTCTTATCTTCAATAGTTTCTAACAAATCTAAGTTCAAAAGTATTCTAGCATATGAAGAATTTGACACGTATAAGAAAAAGAATGAAATTACTTCTCAAAATACCTTTGAGAATATGTCTCCTTTATTATCAAAATTACATAGATTAAATTCTTTTGCTAATAATGGTAGTAAAAGACAAATGAAAATTGTTCTACCTACATTGGCAGACAGATCTAAAATGGCACTTCTAACTATTCCAAGAATAAGTTATAATAAAAAACTACACCAATATAAAACCAAAAATATTGAAGAAATATTCCTTGGATACGTAGTACAAGACCTAAAAAGGGCCCAAAGAGTACAAGCAGACATTCAAGCGGGAGCTCTTAAAATAGAAAGTTTACATAAACATAAAGAAAGTCCTAGAGGATTGAGATTCAGTCAGTTTGAATTTTTAAATGAGACCGAAGCAGGACAAGAACTTCTAAAGTATGCATTAGATAACTCTGATGATCAACTATTATACAGTAGTAATGATTCAGCTAGAAAAAAACAAGGAGAACAACCCAAAGTTTATTCTTTATTTAAAAATGTTTTAGATGAGATAGATACATATGTTAATAATCAAGTACAAGAACAGCTTAAAGATATAAGAGAAAAAAATATAAACTCTACACAGGGTAGAAGAAAAGTAAATCAAATAGATCCAGGAGGACTTGCCCTTTATGAAAATAGTGTAGAAGACTTTATTAAAGATTATGTTGCGGCTAATATAATAGCTAAAAATGAGATTATAAAAATGACTGCAGGAGATTTAGCTCTCTATAAAGACTATGCAACAACTTCAAAAAGATATGGAGGATTAGCTACTCCAGGACTTGAAGCCTTCTTGAAAGAATTTGCAGATGGAGCTACTTATGGCGACATGGCAACCTATCAAATGGGAGCCGTAGAAGATATCTTTAAATTAGATTCCAAAAATCTAGATGCTTTAGAGGAGCTAGCAGGAAAAGCAGCTGTAAAAGCTTATAGAAAAGGGTCCAATAAAACAGATGCAATGGGCCTTACAACTTTAGCTAAACATAAAGCTAAGATGGAAGGTCAGGGAACTTGGGGAGATAATCATGATATGGCTTATAAGAACTATCTTAATACTGGAAAGTTCTCATTTACAGACATTGAAGGAAATACTATAAAACCTAAACTAAGTCCAATTAAAACATACCACGATGGCCTTTATTTACAAAACGGTAGAATAGTAAGAGTTTTAGTTAAACACTCTACAATGCCTCTACTTGAAGAATTTACTAAAAACCATCCAGCATTTGATTCTTTAAGAGAGCATATGGAACTTAATAAAATAGATGAAATTAATATGGATTCTGGTATTAAGGTAGGACTTACTGCTCCTCTTAAACTTAAGTTTGATGAAAATGGTTACATAACTAACCTAAAAGATTTATATTCTATGGAATTAAATACAAGATTTCAAAGAATACCTCAGATAATTCCTGAAAGTGGTAAAGAAGGAAAAATAGGATCTCAGTTTATGAAACTTCTTCCTGCTAACATTAAAAATAATTTAGATGGGAAGTATGATGTTGCTGGAGTATCTATGACAGGGGAAGAACTACTGGAAGCATATCAAGATACAATAATAAAAATGATAGCTAATGGTAGGAACCGTTTATATGGGGAATTAGGTTACTCTGAATATCTCAAATCTAATAAAGATAAAGGAGCTAAACTTAGCTTTCTTAAAAAACTAAGACAAGTTTTAAGAAAATCTGCAGAAAGTAATGACTTACCAGATAATTACATCAACGCCCTTGACTTAAAACCAATAGTTAAATATCTAGAAACAGGACCTATAAATACCTATGACTTTGCAACTCCATTAGGAATGCCTGCTTATCAGAAGAAATATGAACAAATCATATTCAGTTTATTCAAAAAAAATCTATTAAGATTAGGTATAAATGGAAATGCTTTAGTACAGATTGCTGAACTTGGAGGTTTTAGAGAACAGAATGGCCCCGTTCAAGATTTAAATTTTGTTAAAAATGAAGAAGGAAGAATAATATCTGCAGAAGTAGCATTACCTTATCATCTAGCTGAGAAGCTAAATCTTCCTAAAGATGAAAATGGAGAATTTGATTTATCTAGTGTAGACCCAACTCTTTTAGAAATTATAGGATACCGTATACCTACACAAGGTAAGAACTCAATGCTTCCTCTTAAGATAAAAAGAGTTCTTCCTGAAGCAATGGGTAAAGCTATATTAGTTCCTGGAGAAATCACAACTCAAATGGGGTCGGATTTTGATATTGATAAGTTATTCTTAATGTTCCCTAATGCAGATATACGATATACTACAGAGAGTGGAGAAAAATGGAATGAACTTGGAGCATTTAAATCTCAACTCAAAGAATCAGGATTTGATTTAAGTGACAAAGAAGCAGATCTAATTTTAAAAGATCCTATACATAGTGATGAGGTTTTAAGATACAATACAGTAGAACTGGATGAAGCAGCGACTAAGGCTAGAGACTATATAAATAGTAAAAAGAAAGAACTTGGAGTTAAAGCAAAAGCAGTTAAAGTCAGATATGATATTAAAAATCTTAAAACAGGAAATAAAAGAGGATTAGAAAATGCTTTTATTGATATATCTAATGCAGTTCTTACAAATCCTGCACATCTTTCTGAAATGTTACAAACTGTTGATTCTCAGACTCTACCTGATGCCGTTAAGGAAATAAGAAAATCAGATCCAGCAGCATTCCCAGAAAATCTAGATCCACAGAATGTAATGACTGAAGAGAAACTGGAGTATAGAAATAAAGTAGGAAAGACGGGAATAGCTATAGAAGCAACCGCATTAACAGGAGCAGCTATAGGACAGAACTCAAAGAATCTTAAATTAGAAGGAAAATCAGCTATTAAATTTGATAGTAAAAAGAAAACTGCATTAAACAGAACAGAAGATGACTCTGGAAATCTTATTACATATCTCATAAATAAATACCTTAACCTTGCTGTAGATAATGGTAAGAATCCTATGATGGATGTTATTGAGGCTAACCCATTTACATTTCCTGTAATTAATCTTATCATGAGAGCAGGTCCTACTAACAAAAGACTTGCAGTAAAAGGAACTGAGCTCACTGGAGACGCCTCTGAAGTGGCTACCTGGTTTGTAACTCAACCGATTATAAGAGAATTGCATGAAACTTATTTAAATGAAGAAGGAAATCCAGGATTACTCTACAATTTTGTACAAAAAATTGGTATGAAGCATTTTGGAAAAGACTGGAAAATGAGTGATCATAAAAGAACTGTGAATATTAATTCTGTAGCAATGAAGGATTTTGTTCTTGAAAATAAGAAAATAGAAGATGATTTAATGTTCCAGGAAAATGTACTTGTTAATTTCTTCCATTACCATAAAGCAGGTAGTATGCTTAATAAATTAAATAGAGCCTATAATTCTGATAGAATAAAGGATATGAGCTCCATGGCAGCCATAGAAGAATACATGCAGGTAAGAGAAGAACTGCAGGACCCTATAAGAAACAAATATTTAGAAGGCTTTGATGATATACTTGAGGGAAGAACATGGCCAATAAGCAATGCCTTTAATGATGCTATAATGGATGCAGTTACTTTCGCAGATGAATTTTTTCCTTTTATGAAAGAGGGAATATTAAGCGCTAAAAGAAATATAAGAAAAGATCTTAATAAAAATAACTTAACTAAAGATCAAATTCAAGCAATTAATAATGCTTCAATGACTTGGTTCTATAGTCAAAAACAAATACCAAGCCCATTAAGTCCATTATTCAGTACAGAATGGGAGTATAATCTACTAACAGGTCCTAATAATATAGAAATACAATATCTCCACTTAAGAGATTTAATAGAAGATGCTGTTAAAATAGAACCTAATTCTGAACTAGCTAAACTTGCTGATAATAAAATGTTCTTGTCTTTAGATACTCATCTAGATAATAGTAAAGTAATAGACTATAATGTAGAAAGAAAAAGCGAAATAAAAGAAAAATTTAAACATAAAATTCTCTCCTTCGATTACTCATATACTCTAAGCGCAGCTGAAGTTTCTGCTATTTCTGATGATTTCGGAAAACTTATCTATCATGAAAGTGAAACTGTAAGAAATTTTGCCAAAAATTTAGTGTATTACAATATACTAAGTAAAGGATTTGTTACAGGAATAGACTCTTTTACTGATATAATTCCTAATGAAGTATGGAATGATGCAGAATTTTCTTTACAAGATGATAAAATATCTATATCTGAATTTTATGAAACTTATCAAGAAGCATTTGATAATCCTAATTTCTGGTACGGCTTTTCAGAAGAATTTATAGAGAATAATAGTCATTTAAGAAATTTAATTCCTACTTTAAGGTCAGGAAAGACTATTAATGTAACTAAGGAAGAAATTATTATGAATGAAAAATCTCAAGTACATAATAGAGATCTTAATTCTTTTGTAAGATACTTCAAAATATTTGATAATAACAATAAACAATATGTACTTTATAAGAAAGTAAGAGATAGAGCATCTACTGCAACTTATAAGAGAATGGATCGTCCAACAGGAGTTCCTTTTAAACTTCAACAATATAATTTTGAAGCAATAACGGGAGCAACAGTATTTAAAGCAATTAAAAAGAGTAATACTCCTGCAGAAAGACTGAAAGCTCTTAGAAAAATTTGTCCATAATGGCATGTAAAATTAAAACTATACAAGGAGAAGATAGTTCTTTATACACAGAACTGGAACAAAAATTCGGTACTAAGATTGCTGATAATACTTATGCTTTGATCATAGGCAATGACTTTCGTGCGACTTTTGGTAATTGGGAATTATATCACAACTTTGATTACATTAAGAAAAACATACTTAAGCCAGAGCATGCTACCATGGAAGAAGCAGAGAAGCATGTTAAAGAATTAGATAAAAGATTTGGACCAGGTACTGCATTTACAAGAGCTGCAAAGGTAGCTAAAGGAGAAAAAGAAGAGTACGGTTGGAGAGTCTCCTTAATTAAACCTAAAGCTAAAGATGTATCTTATGCAGTAAATAAACAAGGAGAGCCTAGTTTAATGTATATGATAGGATACGATAAAAACTTTTCACCCGATGGATTCATATTTTCTAGTGATATAAACAAAGCAGGATGGCAAGAAAAATTTGATATTGCTGAATTAGAAGGATATGAAGGGGAAGTTCCAATTCCAGGAGCAGAAGAAGCATTACCTGTATTTTTAAATGTCAGAAATCCAGAAGAAAATAGAAGAATGGGGAATGCCCCAATAGATAGTAAAGCAAGAGAAGGAGAAATAACAATAGAGAATGATAAACAAGTTATATTGGCTACACAAGGTATCAGTGAGGATACTGCGAAAGCAAGCGAAGAAGTCCCTACGCAACCTGAAACCACGGACGAGGCTATAATAAGAGCAGAGACAGAGGGATTAACAGCCAAAGGTAAGGAAGAATTAGAAAACAGAAAAAAACTAGCTAAAAAGGCAGTTGCAATACTTAAAAAGAAATTAACTTTCTTTAAAAGAAAAGAAGGTAAAAAGAGTTCTGTAGCTAAAGGTCTAGAAAAACAAATTCTAAATATTCAAAAACAGATAGCCAAAGGAGAGCATATGCTTGCTATCATGTCTTTCTTAGAGTTTGCTTATGCTGAAGCTGAAGGTGCTGTGAAAGTAAATATACCAGCAATAGTAGATGCTATTAACGACCCTAAAACGGATACTAGAGAAAAGAGAATGCTTCTTAAGAAACTTTCAAGAGCAGCTGATTATCTAAGTGCTTTTGATTTAGTTCAAGAGATCTACGATGACTTAAAAAACCAGAGTTTTTCTAGTAGTGAAGTAGAAGGCGAAGTAATTGATCAAGCTTTTAGAGACGCCTATATTTCTCCTGTAATTACTACGATAAGAGAAGTAAAAAGGGACTATATTAAAGCATCTAAAGGAATAGTAGTAGACTTTCTAATGGAATATAATACTAATCCTAATTTAACATCAGATAAGTTAACACAGCTTTTTACCCATGTCCAAGATGATATAAGTTGGTTTCAAACAAATCTAGATTCTATGGCAGAATCTCCTGATCAAGTATTGGCATTAATCGATAGAGTTATTTCTACAAAGCAAGCAGAAATAAACTACAATATGGAAACCTTTAAGAATACTGAATTTAAAAAGGCTATTACTGAACTAGAAACTTATAAAAAAAGACAAGGGGTTTCCATAACTAATTATGATAGGCTCTATGACTTTATGCTTGCTAAAGATAAAAGTGGAAAACTTACTGGATATTATATAGATCCTGATTCTAAGCAAGGTAAAGCATTAGCTGCTCCTGAAAAGGCCTTTCTAAAAATGTTCCATGAACAGTATGCTAAACATCAAAAAATGCTCCCTGTAGGGTTTAGAAGAGGCTATCAATTAATACCTATTCTTAAATCAGGAGCTCAAAGAGCTTGGGAAGATGTAAAAGGGTTTAAATCTGGAGCTCGTGCTGCTAAAAAGTATATGGGAGACCAAGTTAAAATGAGGTCAGATGAGACTGAATTTGGTGAAGTATTTGTAGATGAACAAGGGAAAGAATACAATTTTATTCCTATACACTATTCTGCTAGAATAAACAATAATGAAAAGGAATCAGGCTTATATATAGATGATGTATCTATGAATATGGGAGGCAGTCTTCTTCAATTTATGACCATGGCTAAAAATTATGCAGCTATGAATAGTGTAATAGTAGAATTAGAAGCTGCTAAAACACTAGTAGGAGAAAGAGATGTTACAGTTAAAAGAGGAAAACAAACTTTAGTTCATAAAGGAGAACCTGATAGGATATTAACTGAAAAAGGAGAAAAATCTAGAGCATATGAAAGACTTACTACATTCTTTGATATGATAGTTTATGGTAGAAGAAAAGTAGATACAGGAAATCTTGGAAATACTGATATTAGCAAAGATAAAGTTGCAGACGGTTTAACTCGATATACAGCGCTTACCCAATTATCTTTAAACCTTTTCTCAGGAATTAATAATGCGGCTATAGGTGCTGTAATGAATGCGGTAGAATCAGCTGGAGGTCAATTTTACAATAGAAAACAGTTTGCAGGAGCTGTAGCAGAATATACTAAAATGTACCCTGAATTTATAAGAGACTCTACAGCAAGATTCTCTAAGAACTGGTTAAATCTCTATATGGAGTCATATGATATATACCAAGAGTTTGATCAATTTGGCAAGCCTATAGAATCTTCTTCAAAAACTGGTAGAATCCTTTCAAAAGCTTCATATTTCTTACAAACATCTGGAGAACATATGATACAATCAGAACTTACCTTGGCCATGATGAGATCTCACAGATTAATTGGTAAAGAAATAATGAATCATAGTGATTGGGCTGTTAAGCACAATAAACCTATTAATAAAGAATCTTTAAAAGAGTTTGAAGCATCTGGAAAAACAGTAAAAGAACTTATAGAGATAAAAGAAGGTAAGGTTTGGACTAAAGAAAAAGTAACAAGAGAGCAAATGATTAGATTTGCTGAAAGAATTAAAGGAGTTTATCAAAGACTGCATGGTAACTACGCTACTAAAGATAGAGCAGCTTTACAAAGATATGCTTTAGGGAGAATGGTGCTACTGTTTCGTAAATGGTTAAGGCCAGGGTGGAATAGAAGATACGCAGCCGCTACTTTTGATAATGAAGATACATTTGATCAAAGATTAGGCGCCAACATTGCAGGTAATTATACAATAGCGTGGCAATTTATAAAACAAATAAGACACGATCTTAAAGGAACAGGAATAGGGTTAGCTATTCTTAACAAAGATAAGAATGGTTGGAACAACTTACCTGAATGGAAGAAACAAGGAATCAAAAGAACTTTTGCAGAAATAGGATGGTTTACAGGAGCATTATTACTCATATCCATATTAGGAGCTCCAGATGACGATGATGACGAGGATGGTTTAATAGCTGGAGCTAAAAATATGGCAATTTATCAAGCATATAGACTAAAATCTGAAATAGCATTTTATGCCTTACCCTTCTCACTAGGAGAAGCTGGAAAAATATTAAAATCTCCTTCTGCAAGTGTATCTACAGTTGAGAAGCTAGGAAAAGCTCTTTGGTATACGACTGAACCTATGTTCACTTTTGAATTTGATAGATACAAAAGAGGAAAAAGAAAAGGAAAAACTAAAGCATCACGTTACTGGTGGGAACTTTTACCTTATGGAAACCAAATACAAAGACTTGAACATACAAAAGAAAGTGCTAAATTTATGCAAAATCTATGGTAGAAAATATTAAATTTGTTATATAAACACGAACAATCTTCTGAAATCGCTCATGTCATATAAGTTCGTAGAAAATAGCCCTCTTTTGAGGGCTTTCTTCTTCATAAGCCACAAGTAAAAAAAAATTATAAACCTTTAAAATAAAAAAGAGCACCATAAAGATGCTCTTTTTAAAGAGGGTGCAGAGCATTTACTGCTAGGTACCTTTTACTTTCCCTCTATTACTTTTCCCAATTTATAGTAAATTCAGGACCATTCTGACCTTCTATTATCTTATTAACTGCGCTAAAACATCTGCATCCTTTAAAAGGATTACTTGTGTTTAAGGGACTGGGATGTCCCGTCTTAATAATATGATTAGCATTTTCATCAATAAGAGAAGCATAGCTCTGTGCATGTGCTCCCCATAACAAATAGATCAATCCAGTCTTTTCTGAATTTAATTTTGAAATTACATTAGTAGTAAATTCGTCCCAAAGCTTGCTATGAGAACCAGGTCTATTCTTTTCTACAGTAAATGCTGTATTTAAAAGAAGTACTCCTTGCTCTGCCCAGCCTATTAAACTCCAACTAGAAGCTCTTTCTAAATTTAAACCATCATAACAATCATCCTCTACCTCAAGAATAATATTCTTTAAGGAAGGAGGGCAGCGTTTAGCATTAGGCCCTGCACTAAAGGCGAGACCGTGAGCTGATCCGTCATGATAAGGATCCTGGCCTATAATGACCACTCTAACCTCATCCCATGGAGTATATTTAAAAGCATTGAAACAATCATCAAAACTTGGGTAAATAATCCGAAATGTTTTTTGCGATTTTAAATAAGCAAAAACTTTCATCATCTTGTCTGAAGACAAAAATGGCCAGAGCTTGTCTAGCCACTTTTTATCCATTTTATCTTCAAACTTTTTCTTTAACTTTTCCGAATTTAACACTAGGTTGTATAGAATTTTTAATTAAATATCTATTATAAAAAGTTTCTGTACACATACGAGGGATATCATAAAGTTCTGCTGATTCACTAATATGAACTAACAAATCTTTTTTTAACTTTTCCCTCCTTTGTGGAGCTTTAAATAATATCTGACTTAATTCAGAATCATAAGGAGCGCTATGAAAATCAATTATACGTTCCTTATAACTATTATCAAGTTTAGAATATTTTCCTTTTCTAAAGAAATTAAAATTCTCATGGTACTCTTCTGGAATACTAAAAACATACATAACTTGATATGGATCAACATCAAATGTTTTAACATAATGAGGATTATCTTCCAATTTAGTTTCAAAATCCTGATAAAATCTTTGTCCACTGAATCTATAAAGTAAATAAATGTGGGGTCCACATAATTTATACTTTATATCTTCTACATCAACATAGCAGTTGGTAAACAAAGAGTTCCACCAGAAATAAGCTCTATCCTCCCCTAATACAGGGAGGATAAAGTAACTAGATTTAGATAATTCACACGCATGAAGAAAGAATCCATCTTCTATCTCTTGAATACTAAAAACCTTAAAAGGCTGTTTGAGATGAATCTGTTTTCCTATTTCAAATGATATATCATTAAATTCAACTTTTGTAATGTTATCTCCTTTCTTGTGTAGTTTTGCTTTATATTTTTTTTTACATAATAGTTTTACTACACGAGCATTAATAGGATCTAATGTTACAAAAGAATCGTCATCTATTTTAAAACTGATCTTTTTCATCATAAATAATCTTCAAAAACATTTAAAGTAATCTTTCCTTTATCAAGATAAACCTTTTTTGGATAATCCCAAATATCTGTTTCTTGATGCCAAGCTAAATCCTCTAATAATTCTTGATAACCTCTTACAAGTTTACCGCTAGACTTTAAAGATCCACCATCCAATCCAACTCTTAAATCCATAGCACTCATTTGATAAATGAATGGAGGATTATAGTCATTTTGTTCAGCTACTATAAACATTGTATTTTGTACAGAATAATCCTTAAAATCAGGATTATCACCAAAAACACGTACTGCTCCATGAAAATACATAGATCCCTGTAAATAATATCTAAATTTAATATAACTATGCTCGAAGCTATAAACACTCTTAGCTGTAGTTTTTAAATCTATAATATAAATTATTTTATTTACATGGTCTATTAAAAGAAGATCTATAAGACCTTTACAAGTCATGCCTTCCTCTTTCCATACTATAGGAACTTGCCACAAATGTTCAATACCTTCACGCTCAACATCAGTAAAATATTCACAAGTAAAGTCATTAGTTTTAAGAGTTTCAACACAAGCTACAGCTTGTTCGTAATTCTCAAAGCTAATCATTTCCTTCCCTATAGAAGATAGTAAAGACATAAAGAAATCTTGACCTCCTGTTTTTACTTTATTGAACAAGGTGTCTTCCTTCCAGGTCTGCCCATATCCCTCAAATTTAGCGTGTTTTAATATATCAGATTTAAAATCATCTAAAGCCAAAAAGGCTACTGTACCATTTTTACCTTTAGGATCATTTATATTTTCCACATATTCATTGAATACCCCAGTAACAATATTCTTAATATTGTCACTAGGAAATTCGATAGAACATATATTATACTTTTTATCAAACTTTTCAGGTTCAGTTAATAAACAATCAACTAAACTTCCAAATCTCATAAAAACTGTGGCTTCTTTATCACTTGATTCTTTCTTTTGCTTATAAAGTAAAGGAGAATAATCAAGATCACCGAGACGAGAAGGAGAGGCTGCCTCTGTCTCTCTGAACTTATCGAACTCTACAATCATTGTTCTATAATTCTTCGATTTCAAACATTTCTTCTTGCTCTATCTTATCGATATGCTCTCCAAAAGTTTTTATTATCTCTTTCTTCATTTCCAACCACTGACTATCAGTTAAAGCTGCATATTCAGAAGAATGATAAATAGAACCATTAACTCCAGCAAACGAAGAATGAACAAAATATTGAAGACATCTTATAGCTCCATCTGATTCATGAGATGCAGCAGGAACAGCTCCGACATGCATAGGATCAACAAAAACATTATGCGTTACCGTAGTATCATGTTGATATCCTCTTATATAAGATAATCCTCCAACATGAAGCCCTTTAACACAAGAAGAATGATTAGAAGTATTAACACAACTCCAATTTGGAAGTCTATGTGTACAACCAACTTTGATATGATGACCTGGTAGATCATTTTCTCCTCCTAATTCCTCACAATAAAAAGAATCTCCACTTCCACCCATAACTGCAGGTTCAAATAATCTTTGTTCTACAAATTTAGGCTCATCATAACTGACAATTCCTGTATCTGGATCAACTGTTTTTTTATATCTGTTCATTTCTACCACTTCTTCATCCTCATCAAGAGCATATTTTTTAAAGAGTTCTCGGGAAACCTTATAAGTACATAGTAAACCCTCTTGAGTTATTTTGACTTGGTAAACTGTAGCTCTTTCAGTAGCTACTTCTTCAGATAAACCTTCTTCTTCCATTAAATTCTTTACTACATCAGCGTGTACATAAATAGCATTAATATAAGTAAATATTCTATCGGAAAAATCTGATTGAGCTTCCTTATTATATTTACGAAGAATTGGGTTTCTTAACCATCTTATCCAAAATTTAATCAAAGGTTGATGGTCTATTCCTTTATCTATAGAATCCTTAATTCTATTTACTAATTCAGTAGGCATAACAACTGAACTTACTATACCTTCCCCACCTCCTACTTTTAAATGGAAGTTTCCAGAAGCTTGGTTTACATAGATATCAGGACATTCAGATTCAATCATCTCTTTAAAGTTCTCTATAGTTAGAGCTTTAAATTCTTCAAGAATCTTATTCAACTTCTTTATAGAAGAAGCTTCATTGGCTTTCTTTTCCAGATCTAACATAGCAGAATATCTTTCGGGGCTATAAGACACCCCGAAAGTTTCATTACCATAAGATCCAGTTAAAGAATCGCCTATACGATTAACTGTTATCATAGACATTAGTTTTATTCATTAACTTCTGCTAAATCTTCTACAGGAGTTTCATTAAAATCATTTACTAACTCTATTTGATACTCTTTTGGAGTTCCTTTTTTCATTCCAAAAGCAATTAAAGCATCATTTATCTCTGACGGTTTAACTTCAAATTTAGTAGCTAATTCAGCATTAGTCATACCAAGTCCTCTGTAAGTTGCTAGTTCTGTTTTTTTAAGAACTACTTTTCTAATTTTTGTTGCCATTTTTTTTAATTTTTAGCGATTAATAATTATATATAAATATACGAAAAATAAGGGACTTTCCCTCATATAAAGGCTACGTATAAGCCAGTTTATTTGTTTCTAAAATCTGCTTAATAAGTCCTTCTTGTTGCATAGTAATTTCTGCATAAGAAGAACCCTTATTAACAAGGTTATTAACATTGTTAAAAAGATCTTTTACAGGTTCAGCATACTCGATTAAAATCTGCAATTTATTATATATCTCTTGCTCTACAGCGATTGCGTTTTTAACATCGGGAATACCAAACAACTCTTTACTCATTTTTAAAATGCCTTTATCATCTTCAGGATTTCCCTGAACATAAAGTTGCATCTCAAGAAGCTTATCAAAGAAAGGCATATGTTTTTTTGTAATATACTCTCCTCCATAGGAATGTCTACTATACTCAGTATAATGTTTAGTCCTATATTCTTTAAGCTCCTTATATATCTCTGCCATCTCAGCATTAATACCAGAATAGTTATTGAAAAATTGTAAATCACTATCAATAACTTCATTTATTAAATTGGCCGTATGCCATTTGGTTAATCTATAATCCATAACTATTGTATCTTTTATTAGGGTTTTGAAAAATCTATCTACATGACTAAATTCTTTTACATACTCAAGATTAGATAAACTCATCTTAAGTAATTTAAGATCGTCTCCATTGAAATCTTTCCCTCCACTCCAACTATGTATTTCATGACTTTCATAAAATCTTAAAAGATGTGCAACAGCATGTATCTTCTCAGTATCCTCATTAGAACCATAATAAATATCAGCATCTTCTTCCATAAGATCTGTTATTCTAGGCTCTATTTTGGTAAAAGTCCACCTCTTATTATCAGATCTTTGCTCATATCTTGGATACTGCGCTACTGTTCTTTTTTCAAACTGTCTTCTAAGCTCAGGAGTAAGTTCATCCTCCTCCTCTAACTTGCCTTCAGTCTCTTCAAAGTTTTCAGCCCAATCTTTAGGAACTTCATAAGCATCATAATCATATATATTAGGATGTTTTTCCTTCAAAGCTTTCTCAAAATACTTTTTCAAATATTCAAAAACTTTAATGTACTTATCTTCTATTTTCTTAGTCCATTCCTTCCTCTGTTCTTTATAAGTCTCCGCTACTTTGTCTAAAGATTTATCAAAATCATTGATTTCAATAACAGTCATATCTCCCTTTATAGAAGTTATATACATATCCTTAGTACGAGCAGTTGTTCCTTTCTTAATAAAAACATGGTCTGCTCTAAAGCCACTCCAATATTCTACAACATCTCGCTGAATTATATCTCTCTTTTTCTGATGATCATAGACTTTACGAAACTTCTTCACAGTAAATCCCCAAAACAAATCTTTAACATTACGATAAGTTATATTGGGAAATTTAGGAAACTTAGGTTTAAGGCTGCTAGCCTCAACCAATCTACACATTCTAGATAAAGTTGGATCATTACTCACATTAGATATAACTTGTATACAATTATTTAACCAGTCAAGAAAATCTTCTTGATCTAATTTAGAACTAATTATATCATTAGCTTCTTCAAGAACCTCATTAAATTTACTCTTTATAAATTGTCTGGTATGATCATCCCAAATAACAGCTTCCCTAGATGGTGTAACACTTACTCCATCTTGAAGAACTATTTCTTTTTGAGTCTTTTCGTCAAACATAGTAGATCTAACTGGACACTTTACTCCCACATTACCATAGAGTTGTTCCATTTCTAATTCTCTAAAATCAATATAACCATAACATACACCAGTTCTATTCTCAGCATCATCACCTTTTACAATAATAATATGAGGTCTACTGAATTGTCTGTTATCTGAAATAATAATGTTATCAGAATTATATGTAACATCCGCAAGAAAATCTATATCTGTTTCATCTCCATCCTCTTCAATATATTGAAATCTTACATCTTTAAAATAAAGTAGCTGAGATTTTACAGCATCTTTAAATTTAGATCTATGATGTCTTTTTGCTGGAACTATAACTTTAGTAAAGTTCTTATGCTTAACCTCTTCATAATATACTTTAGTACCATCAGAAAGAGTAATAAACTTATTTTTCTTTTTAGTTGCCAAATTGAATTTACCTATAACAAAATCTGTCTTATAGGCATAACAATTCATTGCGAATTTTTTACCATTATGAACAGTTATTATAGAAAAGTAATCACATCTTAAAGATAAAGCAGCCTTAGCTCCTAATCCCCAAGCACCTAACACAGCTCTATTATTTCTTTTAGTAGAAAATCCTAAAGAAACAATTCCCTCTAATCTAGACTCTCCAATTCCTACTCCATAATCTGTAACCGTAAACTCATCACAAAATCCAACTCCTTCTTTTTCTATATAAACGATATCAACGTGATTATTACTTTGATCAAGATGATCTAAATTGTAATAGGTTGGAGCCCAGTTACTATCTTTATATTGATCTCCATCTCTTGTAATAAAATACTTTCCTGGATTTGCTTTCCTTTTAAGTATTTCTGTAGCAATCTCTTTTTCTCTTTGAGAATCGACAGCATTAGATACTAGCTCTCTTACTGTACTCTCTTCAGGCTTTTGATATTGAGTTGCTTGTAAAATATCAAAAACCATTTTCTTAGCGCCTTCGTCAATCTTCTTTTTATGACCAACTGCACCTTGAATCTTATTAATTTCTATCTCTTGTATTGCCATTTTTTATTAAATTAAATAGTTTATCATATATTATTTGCCGTGTTTCTGGAAGTGATTCTTTACTTATTATTACTAATCTACATTTTCTATAAGCTTGTATACGTTCAGGATATATTCTTCCATTCTTCTTTATAGCTTCTATCATATATTCTTCTAACCCAATAAACTCAGGATTTCCTATCCAATGTATTAGTTTACCATCATTATCTTTATAGCTAGAACTACTATATCCTAAAAATAGATTAATTGTCATTCCTCCACCACTCCAACCTACAGCAACGATATCCCCAAATTTTAAGGGCCTATCGCATAAGTCTAACATTTCTTTCATTATTTATAAATTTTAATCCATACTCCTGGATTCTCTTTATTATAAGAATACCAGACATTTTCTTTCTTATAAGGAAAAGGAATTAAATTATCCATATCATCTTCAGGTATAAAATCATGCGCTACCATAAGATCTGCAAGAATCTGAACTGCATTATGAAAATCAAATTTATGTTTTGATCCTCTTACAAAATGAAATCCTATCTTATAAGGAGGTTCTCCAATCATTATAGGACGAAAGAATTTTCTATTTTTAGCAAATTCATTGTCCCGTGTTTTATAACCTGTCACTGTCTTCTCTCTAACAGAATACTTTACTATACCTTGTTTCTGAAGGTATTTTCTAACTGTCTTTGATGCAAATACTCCTCTAGTAGTCTTTATCTTACTATTCTTTAGAGAAGGGACGTTTCCTGGTACGAATAACTCGTGCTTCATTTCCTATTATATTTTTTTGTGCTAAATCTTGCCACTCAGTATAAAGTTGATTCTTTTCAACATCCGCCCCCCTGGTATCATCCAGCATACGGCCCACAAGAGGGTCTCCCCTCTCAGCCATTTCCTGTATTCCAAAAGGATTGTTAGGGTATAGATCTACTACCTTCTGTATAAAAGTATTTGTATACTTCATTTTTTACTATTTTTAAAGAATTAATACCATATTTCTTAACATAATCACTTACATCTTTCGCTCCAAATTCTGGAGTAAACATAAAAGGAGTTATGTCATACAATTTTTTCATACGATTAGCAGAAACTATTCCTCTATAATCGTAATCATAATTTGAAATAATTATTTCAAACCTTTCTTTTAATTCAGATATAATCTCAACTGAAGGAATGGTCCCCTCACTTTGTGGAGCTATAGAGGGTACCCCTATAGAATCTAATACTACAATATCCTTCATACTTTTAGTGATGACTACTACCTTCCCTGTTTGGGGAAGTTGTTTCCATCCTTGTATAATATCCGTTGAGGCATTAGACAACCATTTGAACTCTTCATTATACGGTTGATATATCTTATAGACATAATCACCGAAATGATAACAATAAATACATTCATCTTTTTTAAATTTAAACCATTTGTTATTTACTTTTAATGCTTCTACAGGGCTGATATTAAACTTTCTTAACTGAGCTACAGTAACTCCATAACTTCCCCAAAATTTTTTATCAGAACTAGCATTCCATTCTCTTCGACAAACTCGTATACTACATGTTATTTGTAACTTATCTACGTCTACTCCAGAAGCTTTTCCCACATATCCTTTAGTAAGATTTCTTTTAGGTAAGGGTCCATCATTAAGACCTAAATTGAAATCATAATCTATGCATTTCAAAGCTCCTATAAAGCTCAAATTATACATCTGCATTACAAGATCAAAGCAACTTCCGCTATCTCCTGTTCCATGGTCTTTAAATAAGATTTTCCTTACTGTATTAGGACTTCTATAAATATCAAAGGAAGGTTGAGAGTCCTTTCTCAAAGGAGAACGGACAGTACCCAATTTAAAACCTTTTCCTATATAATATTTAAAGATATCATACTCTGTCACACACTTGAGAATCTCTTGAATTGTAAGTTGCTTTACATTTTTAGTTCCATACATATTTGTAGAAAAAGGAAAGGGGCCGAAGCCCCTTAAACAAACAAATAAAACTTAACTAGAAAGGATCCCCATCAGTTACAGCTTCAGGAGTATCTACTCCATTCATTTCAAAATCTGCAGTAGGAAGAGCTTTATAATCCCATTTATTACTTCTATCGAATTTAAGCTTACTTACCTCATCAGTTACAGGAGTATATTCAGCTCCGTCTTTCGTAGCTTCAGCAAATGGAGGTAAACCAATATTTGCTTTATCCCAACTACCTTTTCCTTCTTTTCCTTCTATCTCTTCACCAATAAACTTAACTCTAAGAACTTTATTCTTAAGAGCTTTAGTTAAATTAGTGCCGTAATCTTCAAGATTATCTGCCTCAATTTTATCAAGAGTCTCTGCCTTGATACACTTAGTAGCTAGATGTTTAATCTTCTCTAAAGATTTACCCATAGCTTTCTCTGACATATAAAAAGCCGCTTCAGCTATTTTACCTTCTTTGGTTTCAAAAAAGAAAGTTAACCGTGGAGAATATCCTTCTGGTTCTTCTCCCTTAACGTCCTTTACCTTTACGATATGGACTCCTGGTTCGAGAAATTTACTTTCGAACACTTTTTCTTCTGTGTTTTTTGTACTATACATACACTTTTTTTTAAAAATTAATAGTTTAACGATAAATTGATTTCCAATCAAAGCTAATATTCTGTCCCTTTAGATGTTCACATCTAGAGCCACAATTAACTTCATCAGAAGTATTAAAATTGATGAATACTTTATCTTCATCACGATATAAATAACCAATTGCATCTGCGTGAGCACACACAATTCTTTTTAATTTGCCTGTTAGATCTAAATCCTTAGCGCTTACTTCTTTTCCTTTCTTTTCTATTTGTTTGTCTAGAAGGTGACCAACTAAAATAATATGGTCAGCTAAAGTATAGATCTTATCAAGCCACTTTTTCATTGCAACTCTAAGCCAAAAATAACCACCTCCGTTAGGGAGTGTTAATACAGAAGACCATTTAGAACGAGGAAGTACAAGACCATCCTTAGCTCTATTAAAGTTCTTTCCTGTTCCGCTGCGCATGTAAAGTTGAGTTCCTTCCCATTCACACCACTCTTCTAACTTGGTTACTGTGTCTAAAGCTACATATTTATAAGGCTTCCCTGCCTTATGTATTGCTCTTCCAATTTCAGAAAGATAATATTTCCCTTCTTTTACTCTCTCTTTTTCCTGGTCTTCCTTTTCTCCTACAGGAGGTTCAAGACCGAGTACATTAGTTTTTAGAGCATCAAGGAATTTACTACCATTTTCTAAATCCAGAATAAGACAATTAGGTAATTGACTCAATACGGTTGTCTTACCCACCTTTGGCGGACCGTATATCAATAATATATGAGGACTTGTATAAGTCGCCTTTGTTTTTTTACTTGGTAACGTTATCTCCATTTCCATCTATTTTATAATTTATGATTTCTTCAGCTACTTCTTCACTTAAAGATTTCTTCTTAATTCTATTTCCACACAAATATTGTTTACTTGGTATGTCTGCATACTTTGCTTGAACTATTCTTCTTGCTCTTGATACTGAAAATATAGAAGGAAGCTTCTTATGATGCCATGAATACAAAGCATCCATTAAAGTCATATCTAACATATGATTTGTAGGATTATCATTAATCTTATTTATCAAATGAAAATAAAGTTTATAGTCACAATCTCTAGTATCGGGCTCTTTTTCTAAGAGCTCCTCAACTACATCTGCATATTTTACTACTTTAGACATGTGAGTTTGTTAAAGGCTCTATGTTAATAGGCTCATTAGTAGGTTCTAACTGTTCAGCCATAGCTACAGAAAGAGACTCTATTAAAAAATGTAATTCCATTTTAGCCTCCTTTACTTTCTTAGAATGGTAAGTAACATCCCATTTTAATTTTTCAATTCTGTCTTTTGTACTTTGAACATCAAGCTCAGTAAAATCAGCTGTCTCTGCAAGAATTTGTTCTGCTTCATCCTTTAATTTGGATATTTCTTTAAAATTATTTTTTTCCATTTTAATTAACTTTAGTGCTCCACGCTTTATTTGGAGGGGGAACATACTCCAGTACTCTATTATGTTTTAAATCATTAACCATTTTAGCGATTACAGGGTCTCCATCTCTAACTTTTAAATAATGCCAGTAGATGAATCCTTCTGTAGATAGCTTATTTGGCCCATACTCTCTTATTCCCAGCATTTCAGGACGATGAGGTACCAAAACCACGTCTGAATACTGATAAAGAGCGTCAGCGCCAAATATGTCCGCTTTAGTTGGATAATGCAGGTCAGAGTTTTGCCTGCGTTCTGTACTTTCTATAGATCTATTTAATTGAGATAGAAATATAAATGAACTATCTATATTTTTCTTAATTTGATTTGCTTCAAAAGATAAATCATATAAAGTTTCCATTTGATCTTTTCCTGGAGTTTTCTTAACAAGAATACTATGATCTAATGTGATCAATAATTTCTTATCTCTTACTTCAGGTAAATCATTTATGCGATATATAGCCTCCCTTATCTGTACGGGAGTTCCTGGCATATCTACATAATAAATTGGTAAATTCTTTATACTTTCTATATATTCTTTAGCAAGTTCAAGATCTTCTTTAGTAAGGTTTTTATCTTTTTCTTCTAAATCAGCAGAATATAATTGCTTTACACTCTTATTCAATTTAGCCGATATTTTCCTCCCTACTAATCTTCGTGCTAACATTTCAAAATTGAAAGATAACACTGCAAATTTTTCATCAGGATTCTGTTTGAACAAAGATGTTTCCATTTCGTTAAGAATGGCTGTCTTACCACTACCTGACATTCCTGCAATAGTGATAATACTGCCCCATTCTATACCATTCATAGAAACTTGGTTGAACTTCTTCCAACATGTCTTTAAAGATTTCCGTTTACCAGACATCCTATCCAACATATAAGATAGCTCTTCCTTTGCTGCCTTATGAAAGGGTTTATGAACTAATCTAGATGACTTTTGATCCATAGGACTCTTCTTTTACTTCTGCATTTTCATCTAATAAGTGCTCATACTTTTCCCAAGTTCTTTGTCTAATCCAAGTTTCACTATTCTGTAAATATTGTAAAGTACCCCTCATTTCTTTAAGCTGGGCATCTATACATCTAATTATTTTCTTGTGTAACTCTGGATTAGACTGAACTACATTCATATACAGCTTTTTAGCTGTATTATTTGTCGCTGCATCAGGGTCTTTTGCTCTTAATATTCTATTACCTCCATGTCCATTTGGAACTTTAAAAGGCATTCTCGTGCAGAATGCATACCACATGGTATCTTTATCTCCACTAATTAAGTTAATAAACTTCTGTCTAACAGTCCAATCATCTAATTCAATTCCTGATTTTTTCATCCATCCTTGCTCTTCCAAACCGTGGGTATCTATATCATCACAAATTTTCCAACATAGATCGGTCTTTTTTTTAAATAAAAGGAGCAAAAAAATATACTCAGACGCTGTAAATCCTTGACTTACAAGCATCTCTGTGTCGAGATTAATTATCATATTTCTTACGGTACTTGTTACATAAAATCGCTATGCTAATATACAAAATTTTCTGAATCTGACCAATCATCTGGCCAATGTTCTTTGGCAATTAATAGTCTATCTTCGTACTCTATACTTGGCATATAATATTCCACAATTCTATCTTCTGTTACTTCTTTTTGAATAGTCTTTGTTACTAAATCTGCTAACTTAGAGTAAGTATTCAATTCATCTTCCGAATACTTACTCCTAATCAGCTTCAATGCAAGTTCTATTTCAACATTCTTAACTTGCTCGGTTATTATTACTTTTATTCTTCCCATTATTTCTAAATAAAACCCATACTATAGGGCAATCTTACCAGAGGGCATCGCCTTTTACTGCCTGGTTACCAGGAGTGATATCATTCTCTTCGCCCTATCCTCGCCACTGATCGTTTTTTCTATAATATGGTTAGGTGAGTACACCTATAAACCGTCATGCAGAGCTTTACTATACTTCTTTGCTCTGTTCATTAATTTAAAAGGAATCTTTGAGTCATACCAATGCAATTGATCATCAACTACAACGCCTAAATACCTAAAGGTTTTAATTCCCGCTTTCATGGTCTCTATAATTTGGACCACATTCTTTCCCTGCTGGGCATACTTCGCCCATTGAGAGTTTTTAAATGGATTCTGCTTCATGAAAGTTATTTCATGAGGAAGATTCTTTATATAAAAGCTCTTTACTAGCTTACCTTTAAATTTTTCAGATGTTTTTAGTTGAGAAATGCACTGCTCTAGATTCCTTATTATGTGAATCTTTAGTAGTTTCATTATTTCTCTGTTTTAAGATATCATTAATATTATTCACCCAGCGTATTCTACTTGGATCAGTAGTCGCCTGTGAGCTTCTTAACCATTTTTCATCCTGAGAACTAGCAACATACAAATTATAAATATAACTTGTTTTGTCTTCTTGAAATCTAAGGCACCTGCCTCTTCTTTGAATATGAGCTTTAGCTCCACTAGTTCTAGAAGCAATAATAATAACTGGCAACTTAGGTAGATCCATACCCTCATTAACTGCCAGACAAGTTGAAAGATGAGTTACTTTAGTTCTTCCATCTTTAAACTTATTCATTGCTCCTTCTCTATCTTTTACTTTAGAATGATATGGAATAATATCATTTCTGCCTACGCAAATATGATCAGCAAAAAGAGTAGCTTGTGAAAATATCACAGACTTCTCAATTTTAAGCTTATCTATCAACTCTCGCACAGCTTTAATTTTAGATGGCATTTCGTAAAGCATTCTTTTACGCTTACCCATAACCTTCCAAAATTGAATTGCTAATTGATACTTAATCTTCTCATCTCTAGATCTTTGCTTTGCAGGAATAGCTCCTATAGCCTTCATTAGACTATTAGCATTTCCAAAAGCCATTCCTGGCCCTCCTAATCTTTTCTCAAGAGAAAAATAAGTTTGTTGTATTTTATTATAAGCTTTTGTTTCCATTACATTCATTAGAACAGGAATATTGTATTCAACATACGGAGATATTACACCTAATTCTACACCCTTATCTGTTGTAAGAGTATAGGCAACAGGCGCAATTTTACGAGCAACAGGTATCTTCTTATCAGGAATCCAAGCAGATAGACCTAATATTCTATCATACGTATTCCTTTCAAAGAATTTGTGATACTCATAAAGTTTACCTTTGTAATCTTTATCTTCTGGTAAATAGTTGTGAATTTCATCCGCAACAACCAGATCATAATGTTTATTCTCCCATTTGTAAACTGTTTGAATACATTTTATATCAACTTTCTTTAAGAGTTCTGTTTTTTTCCATTTTTTAAACTCCTTTGGGAAAGTATCATCTCGGATAATCTCAGTTGGACAAATAATTAAAACATTAGCTTCAGGATTAAGAGAGAAAACCCACTCAATTGCCCGTATAGCTGCATATGTTTTACCAGCACCTGTACATAATTGTAAGGTACCTTTACATTTTCTTTTCGCCCAAGCATTAAGAGATTCTCGTTGTACTAAATCTTTAGCTTTTAATGTGTCCAATAGTCAGTAATAACAGGTACTGCTGTAAGTTCTACAGTTTTGCAAAATACCTTTCCAGCCTCTTCCATAGAAGCTTTTAATGCATCCGCTAATGTCTCTGCTATTTCTTTTGGACAATCCAACAATATTTCATCATGCACGACATTCGGCATGAAGACTTTAAATAATAGATCTTTTTCTATTAAATACCTAAACATAAACACTCCTGCCATCTTAGTGATGTCTGCAGAAGTACCTTGAATAGGATAATTTAAAGCATTTCTTTCTATATTTCCTTTCCAGCTAAATACTTTACGTACCAAAGGACCTAACTCTTCACGATACTCTTGTGATTGTACAGCCTTTTCTTTACTGTATTTAACCCAAAAACCATTCTGTTTGGTTATGGTTTGTTTAACTTTAAAATCACTAAAAGAATCCACATAAGATTTTCTTTTAGTAAAATCATTAAACAATATATATCCATTCTTAAGTGCTCTTTCTTTCACTCTTTTAAAATGATTTTTTAGACCAGGAAATGCATCAAAATATGCCTCATATACTTTTTCTCCTTGTTTAGTTGAAATTGCTAAGTTCTCTGCTATAGTATAACCTGTTCCACCATAATTAATAGCAAAACCTGCACCTTTAGCAATCTGTCTCTTTTCAGGATGTTTCTTTTTAATCTCTTTTAGATCTACATCTGCAAGTTCAGGAAAAATCTTAGATGCTACAAATGAATGCATATCTCCAAGACCCTTCTTGTAAAAAGAAATAATATCCTTATCTTGTGACTGGTTTGCTAGAACTATCTGTTCCTGTCCACTATAATCAGCCACAATAAGAACATTTCCTTTAGATGCTATAAAACAACTTCTTGTTCTATCATCTCTTGGAATATTCTGTAAATTAATATACTCTTCTTTAGTGGCTTTATTTTTACCACCACAGGAAAGTCTACCTGTATTCATAATCTGAGTATACTGAGTATGTATCTTATTAGTCTCAGGATTTATCTGATCTATGAATGTCTGTCCATAAGTACTAACAATTTTATCATATCCTTTATACTTAAGATACTTTTCAATTAACTCAGGAGCTTTCTTTCGTTGAGGTCTAATTACTTTAGCATCAACAGAGTCTTTAAAGAACCCTGTCTTATCATCTTTCACTTCAGTATCAACCCCTATCGTTTTAAATAAAGGAATTACCTGTTTAGATGATGACCATAATATGCCACATTGTGGTTCATTAGCTTTAGGATTAAATAGATCTAGCTGTGGGTCCACTTGTATGAACTGTTCTATATCTTTATCTAATATCCAATTATCTAAATCAGCCTTTGCTTTACGTAAGTTTTCAGTATCCTCTTTCATCTTCCTCTCCCATTTCTGGGTGTTAAGTTTAAAACCAGAAAATTCTATGTAAGCCAGTACCTTAACATACTCATTGTCAAGAAATAAGGCTACATGTAAATCTTCCTCATTTATATGTACCATTTGCTTACGCATAATCTCATGCAGGTACTTAACATCATTAGCTGCATATACAATTACAGCTGTAGATAATCCCTCTTTATGAATATTTCCTCGAATCGTTTTATCCATTTCTTTCTTACAATATCTGTAAACAAGAACATCTAAAGCTTTTCTATGAGAATATATCCCAGTACTTAATATCCTTTCTGCTAAGAAAGTATCATAAATTTTATTTGGAACTATCTTTCTACGATACAGAAATTTAAGATCAAACTTAGCATTCTGCATTATTATAATCTTAGATTCAAGAAGTTCTTTAAACTTCCTAATATCTACAGTTTCACAATCAACTACATATTGATTTTTTGCATCTCCAAACTGAGCAGATAATAATTTACATAAATAAGGATCAAACCCAGTAGTTTCCGTATCGAAAGCTACATGAGTGTGATCCTTAAAATAATTTATTATATCTTCTACAGTTGCAAATGAGAAATGTTTATCTACTTTAAATAAACTTTTCTGATTAGTAACTAAATATATCATTCATTCTTTTTTAACATTTTTTTATCATATGGTACCCATTCATTTACAATTTCCTGTCGTTTTTCACACCCACAATCATCTTTACCCATAAGTTCAGCCACTCTTTTAGCTACCTTATCTAACCTCAACGATGAGGTTAGTTTAGCTATGTCATCGCCTAATCCTTTTGATTTTGATTTTTCCACTTTCTAAATCATTATAAATTTTTAATTCTTCCTCGTTCAACTCACTCACTTTATAGATAGGTATTCTTCCATAATCATCCTCGTCTTCATAATACGGTACAGTTTTACAATGCATTTGTATAGAAGTAATGTTACTTATCTCCTTCTCCCATTTAAAGTACCTAACAACAATTGCATATCTTACACCATACAATTCAGCAATCTCAGCTAAAGTATACCCTTTTAAAACATAAAGAGTTATATTTTCTTTCTGCTTCTGGGTTAATTTTTTTAGCCTTGGGTGTTCTATTTTACCCATCATCCTGATTATCCTGGACATGATCTAAATAACAACCCTCACTACAAAAATAATCTACATTAAGATCATCTGTTATAGTTGGGGTATATATTATAGTTTCATGAACATCAACTGAACATGAAATACAAGTGTACCAGCCTGCATAATCAGAGGGAGTAAATTCAAACTTATTCATCTTGCTCTTGTTTATATACAGCAAAATCTTCGTGAGTTGCTTGAGGTTTTTTCTTATTTTCTTTACTTCGCTCTCTTTCTTTGATAAGAATACGTAAAGATTCATTATTGATAGGCCATCCTCTATTGCGAATTTCTATCATCATTTGTTTCATTTTGCCCATGTCTTATAGTATTATTCATTATCAGTTCTTTAGCAAATTTTGTCATATAATAATCCTTCTGAAACTGAAATGATTCTTGGTTAGTAAATAAAGCTTTTCTATAAGCTTCTTTAAATAGTTCAAAGTCCTCCCTTTTAAAAGGACCCTTCAAAGGTTGGGTAGTCATAAGATTATAGATTAAGAGCCGCATCCTATACATTCTATGTAAGAATCTTGGGGTTCGACTCCTGTAAGCTCCATCTGTAGCTTATGAATTTTATCTCTGGTTTCCATATCTTCTATCATGTTCCCAGTTAATTTTTTCTCTTCGTTTAAAATCTTGCTTGCAAGATCATTCTCTTTACTATTCTTTGCCATTTTTCTTATATTTTTTTAATTCAATACATTTTTCAAAATTATCTTCTTGTGCGTAATAATCCATTACTCCTTGTATGTCCTCATTATTATATCCTACAGGATTAAAAGGAAAACATACAACATTAGAGTTCATTAAATCCATGATTTTATCTGCAGCTAACTTCCTAGTTATTAACATATAAGCATTTTCCATAGCTACTTCTTCATCGTACAGTACATGCTCTACATATTCATCTGCTTCTTCATCATCGAAACTATTCATTTTCAACTAATTTTTTTAATTTAACAATATAATTAGGATCTGAAGCATAGCCTATCTTTTCCAAAAATTCATAGTAATCTTCATAGTTTTCTGAATTATATCTATACTGAATACCTCTTAAATATCCTCCAATAGAATCTTCCCAGGTATCGTAGAAAAAATATCTTTTGTTTTTGCTGTCCCAAAGTCCAAATAAATTATTAACGCTCAAAGAGCAATTATCACAATCATACCATCCTGTTTCTAGAATAGATTGTGCAAGCACTATTTCTGGATGCTTAACCTTATATTTAATAAGGGCTGCATATACTTCTTCTTTTGTCTGACTACACGATCTTACGCCTACTATCAGAAGTAAAAACAAAGCAAATAAGAACAATCCATATTTTTCTATAAACAGTATTATTTTATCTCTCATAATATACAATTTTTAAAGTTAAAAAAAAAGAGAGTTACTAATGTATTGATGTATTTCATCTCAATTTTCACTCTCTTTACATTGGTAGGCTAGAAACTATGAAGAATTAAAGAACCTACCACATCTTCAATACTTATTATTTGTCCTTCTTTTTCCTTCTATTTCTCTTCTTAATAAAATACTTTTCCTTGTGGTTTCTACTAATTCTTGTGGAATTTCAGAGTGTTTTATAGATTTTATTCCCTTTCTTCTAAAATATACATACAAACATTTTTTAACATACCAATCAGTTACTTTGTCTGACTGTTCAGTATGATATGTAGATTTTCTTTCATTTTTAGGTATTGGGTTTCTATAGTTTCCTTTTTTAACATACTTACCCTTTTTATATTCATGAGAATATTTATTTCTATAGAGTTTGTAAGTACATGCTTTACACTGCGCTACTCTTGTTTTAGTTTTTTTATTAGAATATATAAAATTATCTATTGGTAAATATTCTTCACAACGAGTACAGCTTTTATGTGTCATCTTTTCCCAGCACTCTTTACATCTTTTAATGTTTCCACTAAAACGTGCTGGGATAGATTTATTACATTCAGGACAATCCATTATTCCTCAAGGAATTTAATATTAACAGGTTTACCTGACATCTTTTTATATATCAGCTGTGACTTAGTAACAGAGTTAGCTGTTGCATACCCTTTTAATGCTACTTGTGCAGCTTTTAAATCTTCTCTTTGATCCCATATATCCTTACATCCATCTGCAATCTGTAAAGCATTTATTCTTAAATCAGATGCAGTTTCAGTAACTGTCTTTTTAGCTAAGGATTTCTTTCTCTTAACTATTGTTTTTGTTACAGAAGGTCCCCTTCTGCTTGTTTTTTTAGCAGTTCTTGCCATAATTTTAAATTTTAATTAATAAAAAATATCTTAGAAATAAGATATCATCTTTGCTGTGATTTAATCACACATATTTTAATATATAAATCAATGTTAAATGATCCTCCATCTTTGGTCCACCATCTAATCATATCACTAAGCTCTGGTCTGCTTTTGTCTTTACTTTTACTCATTGTGTAAGTATTAAATATACTACTATAGCAAAGTTGCACGCTAAACTTATACAAGCCAACACATATGCTTCTTTTGATTTCTTACTATATCTCATTAGTTCTTCTTTTAAAACCTCAACTTCATCTTTTGAGGCTGCATTAATAAATTCTCTACTCATCTTCTTTTGGTTTTAATGGTAATCTTATTCCTTTTATACCTTTTTTTAATGGTAATCCACATTTACAACATTTGTCATCCTTATCTAAAGTGTATTTTCCATTATGATGACAAAATTTTTCTTCATCTTC